ATAACCCTCAAGATCGACATAGCCAGGGAGTGAGACGCCGAGCGCGCCCTGCACTGCCGGACGGTACTTGCCTTTCTTCAAATCGGTATGCGCCAGAATAATGACGGCGTCGAGCGGGCGTATAGGATGGAATGTCAAGTCGCGTAATTGTATACGCACCAATTGTTCCATCTTGATAAGCAACTCGCCCCAGTTCCGCTCGGTCATAGTTTCACCGCCGGAGATTACATCTTTGCACCGCTTCTGTATCTCGTCGAGCGTATCAATAACGAGCGACTTGAATGGATGCTCTGCGGTGTTTAGCCACTCCCAAGCACGCTGCATTATCTTGAAGTCGTTCACAATAACAATGCACGAGTCCCATGTCCCATCATCAACCGGCGGCTCACTCGCCATTGGGTCCCACCAAACCTTGGGAACCTTTTCGCCGTGCCGCTTAGCATAACGCGATCCACCTTCAGCGTCAAGCGTTAGCCGCGGCCGTGGCGCAGTCTGACCAAGCCATGATTTACCTGCGCCGGGCTCTGCATGAATAAGCGCACTAAGCGTATTCCGTGCCACCATTGCAGGCGCATTTTGTTTACGATTCGCCAACGTACCTCCTAAAGCGATACATGATCGATATTATACCGTGCATATGGGTCTCCCTCTTGAAACAGAATATGCGTCAAGCCTTCTGCGTCTTTGCTACTGTCGTCCATCACCGGACATACACCAAAGAATGGGCACTTCCAATGGCAGTCACGCGTCGGCCGCGGGTACGCAATCTCGTTAGCAGACGTCAGTGCCAACCTCGCGTTTATGATCGGCAGCGGTTCTGTTAGTCGCTCAAGTTCTAACATCTCTTGTATTACATTGACTGTCCGCGTATAAAAATCGCGCAACACAAAGTCATTCACGAACACCTCACAACGCTCGTAGAACGGCGGCTTAGCTGTCGATGTGCGCTTTACCTTGCGCAGCATGTTCCATATCGCACCGTCAATTCGCGTGTTGTCAGGGTTACAAAGCCGCTCGAGCATTAGGTATGTACGCACCTGCTCGTCAAATGGCAACATACGTGTTGGGTCTGTAAAGTTCTGTACAGTTTTATGATCGAGTACCATTCGTGCACCATCGAATTCACGCAATACCCTAATGTCAAGTTTGCCCTGCAGTATTACGCCAGGCAAAATCTCATACTCAAGCGCCTGCTCTGAGCCTACTATTACTAGGCCCTCATCCATGCCTTCTTCCTCAAGCCATTCAAAGTAACCCTCGAGCATTATTCGCGAGAGGTCGGCCTCTTTGTTTATGTCTTCCTCACGCTCAGGAAACTCGTTGAGGTCCCACACTACATCAGCATCATGGAATGCAAGTATTTCATCAGGAGTAGGTTGCGCTGTCGGACAAGGCATACGCGCGAAGTCGTAATACCAGGCGAGTGCTTTATGCACGCGCGTACCTAAATGCGCCGGCCCTGTCGGGTCTTCACGTATACGCACAAGCTTCCGCACATACTGCAAATACCAGCGTCGCCGGCACTCCTTGAAACATTGAATCTCACTATTTGACACGTGCCGCATTCCGTCTGGCCCTAGCATTCTGCAGCCCTTCTTGCCCTATGTGACTCGCGCATTTTTGCTCTTGTCTCTTCTGTATGTTTTATACCTTTGCGGCTTCCGTACTTCACCGAGCGTTCCTCAGGTGTTAGCGCTGCCCTATTTATCGCCGTAATAGCACTCTGTCTTTGTCGTGTTTCAAGTGATCGCTTCTTCCCTATATTACTAAATTGGACAAACTCACGAGCCACTGCCGCCTTTGAGCTTGTCTTATGCGACTCACTTATTTGCCTACGCGCTTTGTCTGTCACTACATGCCGCGCCAGGCGACGGATAAACACCTTTCGCTAGCAGGAAAGCAGTGGCACCTCGCCATTCTGCTTCACCATGCCGCGCCGCATTAGGCACGTATTAGCTCGTATGTGTTAGTAACATCTCCACGCCCAGGCTCGTCAACTGTTATTGTCAATATCGTTGGTGGACCTGCCTTGATAGTAAACCCTCTACAATTCAACACCGGTAAACCGTTCAACACCGGTGGCCGCCCGCTCGAGTAAGTAAATGTTACCTTTGCCGGATAGATCGTTTCGTCAGCACCGAGATAAGGTTGATTTACCACATCCCTGCGCACAGTGGGATAATGATAAGGAGGTTGACGGCCTGGTGGATTTTGCGACGGTAAGACATCTATGCCGTGTGCCATACCGTGCGCCCGTGGTTCCGGCATTAGCGCACCACGTCAACAAGGCCGAGTGCGAGCGCCTCATCGGACATAATCCACCAGTCCTTACGCTTCCACCGGCGCTTGAACTCAGTCGCCGTTATCTTACCTCCGGCGCGCGAAATGAAGATATCGACAATGCGATCTTGCCATTTCTTCATACGCTCCATGTCATCTTCAACTTCGCCGGTTTTACCGCCGAGCCCCCACGAACTGACTTCATGGATTAGCAACATTGCCTCTGCAGACATTGTACGTTTACCAGGCGACGCCGCCTGCAGGAGAATGCCGCCCATTGAATAGGCCATGCCGTATGTAACCGTCGTGACAATCCAGCCATTACGCTTCATGCCCTGCAGGTAATCGAACAGGTACATGCCAGCCACAACGTCGCCGCCAGGCGAGACAATAACAAACTCAATGTCACCCGGCTTCTCGTCATGGCTTTCCCAATACTTCAGAATGTCGAGTGCATTATCGACAGTCACCATGTTTACCGGCTGGTCAAACGTAAACCGGTGCTGGTAAATGTCCGATGACATCCGCACATCCTCGGTGTGATTGCGTTGCTTTAGCTCGAGTTCCACCATCGCAGTAGTAGCTGCTTGCGTGCGCGCGCCTAAGCGCGCTGTATCTAGCTCTATGGCAAGCGAAGTAATTTCTGCCTTTGCCTGCTCTTTTGCCGATCCTATTTCTATACCTAGCCTGTTAGTCTCGGCGCGAAAGTTTTCAGCCTCGGCCTTATACTTTTCCGTCAAGGCTAAAGCAGCCTGTGCTTCAGCGTGCGACTTCTCTTCTTCTGCCTTTGTTGGCAGTCTTTCTTTGTCAGGCATTAGCCTATTAGCCTCCTCAATAATGCACGGTCACGTGTGACCTCGTCGTATAAATCAGACTTCTCTCCAAGCGTCGGGAAAACAACCGTCTCCTCAACAGTGCCAGGCGCAATACCATCAACCAACAATACGCTATCGGCTTTCTGCCCAGCCCGGTGGAATCGGTCCTCTGCCTGCTTGTCATTCATGTGCGAAAACGATCGCTGCATAAAGTACCCAGTGCCGGCCGTCGTCAAATCGATGCTCGCACCGCCTGCACCTATCGTCAAAAGCATAACCGTAATTTCACCGTTTATGAAGTCTTCCTGTGCCTGATCGCGTTGCTTGTCATTATCGTCACCAGTTATTCTACCATACTTGATCCCGGCTTTGTCCAACCGAATAGCGAGTAGATTTATGAGTTGCAAGCTCTCGGCGTAAATACCTACCGGCCGTCCAGCCATCTCATCGATAAACTCCTCGGTATCGTCGCACTTGCTTGACGGCTCAGACAATAGGACCTTGAACTTTAGCCGGCCATCTTCATCCTCACCGTCCTCGACCAGTTCAGCGAAGGCGCTCGCGAACTGGGAGAGACGCGTGAGTTTGGTGAGACCGTTGAATGCGCCAGTTATTCCACCGTCAAGTTCGGCGACCTGGCGTTCTTTCATTTCCTTATAAGCCTTCGCTTGCTTTACGCCCATCTCTACCCAACGCGTTTCGTAAACCTTCGGCGGCAACTTCGGCAGTACAAGTTCCTTCGGTCGACGAATATATCGCGGTTCGGCTGCTGCCCAAAACTCAGCACGCGTATCATCGCGAAAGCCTTTTATCTCTGTGCCGCCGTGCCATCCATATGTGACTTCGCAATACCGGTCGATAAATGTAGACTTGCTTGGCCACTCATCAGGCGCCACGAAATGAAGAAGGCTCCACATATCAGCCGGGCCGCCAGGCGTTCCGGTGGCAGCGATCCGTAAATCAGCAGTCTGTCCGACGCCCCACAATGCCCTGGTTTGCTTCGAATGCGGGTCTTTAGCCTTGTGTGCTTCGTCAGCCACGACGGCCCCCCAGTGACGATTTAGGAGCCCTGGGAGCTTCTCCTTGTCTGTCAGCCTACACGACCCGTAGTGCGCCAGCCGGCTAGCGCCTCGAAGCGACTCGTAATTCGTGATAACAACATCTGTCTTAGCTGCCAATTGGCGCGTCTTCTTACTGCCTGTAGAATCTACAACTGTCACTGTTCGGTTCGGCGCCCATTTAGCATAGTGCCTGGCCCACACACGCTTACCGACACGCAAGGCCACGACTAGGCATGGATATGCAGAGTCGCCAATATCCTCAAGCGCGCGAATTACTGTGACTGTTTTACCGGTGCCCATGTCATCACCAAGAATAGCGCCACCAGACAACACGAGGAATCGTGTCGCCGGAGGTTGATATCCAAACTCGCCATTTTCCCATGCTGCCGGGTCAAGCGCGTCTGCACGCGCCGCCATTACCGGATTGATTCGCGTCTCGATCTCGTCATACGCCCAGGCTGCCAACAAAGGCCCAACCTCAAGTCGGTCCTCGAAGATACCGCGTAATGCCAGGCAAGATGTCCATGACAATGGTACGCGCCAACGACGTAGCTCACCGAGTATTTGCCGCGCACCTGGTACGGCACGAATCAAGTCTTTGTCACGAAACAGACAATCAATCGCAATCCAACCGGGCTTACTTTCGTCTAGTTCTGCGGTTGCCATTTACCCAACTTTTTCAATTGCCTCCGAGTAACTCTCCACCATACCGACCAAGGCCCTTCACCTGTACAACGAGTATGCCACCTACAACGCCACGCCGTACCGCAATCCAAACAAAGCCAAATCGTACCGGCACGCGCTAAACCATTATCCTCTGTCAAGTCTACACAACAGAAGTCACGTTTCTCATCCTGAGGCGGATGGCAACTATGATTGTTCGGCAGCGGCCTACGGTAAATATATGGCACTAATGTGTCACCGGCCCAAAACCTTTAGTTTTCTGTTTGCCACGTCTCCATTGTATCGACTTTGTGTACCCTATTGATTGCAGCTTCTCCTTGAACGCGGCACGCTGTGCCGCCTCTTCAGCTGTAATAATTTCAGCCTCAACGAGTATAACATCCTCGCGCGCGTGCGCGGCAGCGTGCAACATTTCGAGCCTCTCCAGTCCAGATTCCCGTAACTGCTTTGTCTCCTCAATGCCATGGTCGTTGACAAGGTGAAACAGATAATCTACTAGCACAAACTTAGGCATAATTCAACCTCGACTTATCCTGGCCGCTCTTTTCACATTCACCGCAACAGTAAGGCTCATACGAGCACGGATAAACAGGGCCGCCGCAAACTGGGCACTTAGGCACTCAGCACCTCCTGATTGTTGCAAACTTCCGCAAGGTAAAGGCCGAGGTGCCGTAGCGCATCGCGAGCATGATCCTCGCCGGGCCGCCACCATCCAAGGTTATGCAAACGCTCATTTGTCATAAACCGTTTCGCACTTGCCGGCGACTGGAGTTTGAACTTTCTCTCATGCTTTTTAGCAAGGTACCGCAGCGTGCCGATAATCTCGAGTGCTGCGTACTCACGTGACAACTTGATTGTTGCAGGCGTCACTGTATATGACTCACAGATAATAATGTCAACCTCCACTTCTACATAACTATCAACCATTGCACAAAACTTGAATTGATCTACCTCTTGGCCTGAATGTACAAGAGGGAAAGTAACCTCATCACATAGCGCCCACCCAGTTGTCCCGCCCGGATCGACGGCCAATATCCTCATTGATTTCTCTGCTCCAGTACCTTCGCAACTTCTTGCGCCACCATCTTGACATGATGACGATGCGCCACGGAAACTAACCGAGCCAATATATCGCCGACCGAGAGAACACCAACTACGATAAACAAGATCGTCTCAGCCATGTGTCTCGCCCCAACTAGTTCCTATCGCCGGCTTACACGTTAGCGGCACCGCGAATCTTTTGTCTTCTCTCATTATAGCAGCTGCCTCGACCGCAAAATCCGCGGCCTCATCTGCTGGTACGTCGAACAACAATTCGTCGTGCACCGGCAGGACAGCGTAGTCAAGTAGGCCGGCCGAGCCGAGGTCAACTATCTTTGATTTCAAAAAGTCTGCGGCCGTACCCTGAATAATGTAGTTAGCCAGCGCGTACAGTTTGTCATCATCGCCTGTCAAGCGCCTACCCCAAGGCGTTATAACATATGCCACACCTTCTTCTTTGAGCCGCTTGCGCGCAACAGCAATTACTTTATCCTGCCATTGCTTGACACCGGGAAATGCCTTGTCATATGAAGCAAGAAAAGGCCCAGCTTCATCGACAGAAACGCCTGCCCGGTGCGCAAACGTTTCAACACCGGCGAAGTAAACCTTAGCGTACGCAGCCTGCTTTGTGTCCTGACGCATCTTGCTTTCTTTTTGCAATGTCTCGTCACCGGTCAGCATCCTGGCCATGTTCGTAAAAATATCGCCGCCTGTCGAATCAGCTTCGAAGAAGGCGGCGATCATTCCATCATCGCCGGTAAAGTGCGCGGTGAGACGGAGTTCAATTTGGTCCATATCGATATCGACAAGTAGGTTACCTTGCCTAGGAATAAATGCATCTCGTGCTTGTCTTCCTCGTGGCACCTGCTGTAACGCCGGCCGTGATACTGCCATACGACTTGTGCGCGCACCGAGCGTTTTGATGTCGCAGTGCACAACACCATTATCATTGTCGTTTATCAGGTTACGGAAGAATGCATTAGACAACCGCTGTGCCTTACGCCGCTTGAGTATTACCTGAGCAAGTGGATGGTCTATTGCCTCAAGTATCTCAGCATCAAGTTTCCACTTTCCAGTAGGCGTCTCAGCCGTGAGTATCACACCTTCCTTCAGTAGGCGCGCCGCGACCGCTACATCACCAACACCGCAGCCATATTCATTCTGCACCCATAGTGTTGCCTCATCAACCTGCTTGATAAGTTCCGCACGCTCACGTTCACAATACTCGAGGTCTATTTGTGCACCGCACGTTTCCATATCCATCACATAAGACATAACAGAAAGCTCAAGGTCATAAGCATCTTTATATGGCGCAGCCATAGGCGAAAGTACTTCGTACAAATTAGCAGTCAGTACCGGATCGAGTGCAGCATATGACCAATATGGTGCGTAGTCAATAGGTATCGTTGACCACTTCCAGCCTTTGCGCGCCATCCAAGTATGCAGGTCATCTTGTCCTGCGCTAAGTCGGCTGTCGAGATACTGATTAGCGAGTGGCTTGAGTCCGTGCCATCCATTCGGATTTATTAGATGTGCCAACACTGCAGTATCATGACAATGCGCACGCGGAGGCGCAGCCTTTTCGCGCTCGAGATAATGCAAGTCGAACTTGAGGTTATGAAAAACCCACTCTCCATCATACCGACGCATTACCTCACGTACAAGCCCACCCCAGTCTTGCCACGGCACAGTCCAACCAGTTAGCGCATCACCAAATTGCACAAGGCGCAATGCATCTTTCCACCAATCAAGACCACCTGTCTCTGTATCACAACCGAGAATTGGACGTCGCTCACCTAACCAATGTATAAACCGCTCAGCATCATCGAACGACTCGACTATGTTTAGGTTTACACTTGCTGCGTTGAACGTCGTGCGAGCCTCTCCTCATACCAAGCTAATCCAGGTGTGTATGGTAATACTGGTTGTGCGCCTTGATAAAGTTTATCAGGTTGCCATGCATACCACAACAGTGTGCGCGCTTCCTCACGCGTAAGCCCATGAGGCAACGGCTGCTCAGGTTTATCGCCTACAGACGTTTCCAAGCACTGGTCAATAGCGTCAAGGTCATTGTCGTAAAGGTGCATGCTTACTGCGTAATGATGATACGGGCCTACTGCCAGGCCGATCGCATTGGCTATCGAATACTGCAGCTGCGTGAACTGGAAGACGTCATAAGCGAAACCTCGCCACACGTCATTAGACCGCATATGTGCGTGGCACTCGAGCTTACCGTTTTGCCGTATAAATTGCAGCGAGGTAGTACACGGATAATCATGGAAGCCAGTTGTATTATCCTTTTCCGGGTTCCACAATGTTATCTGTGCCCGTCGACTATCCAAGTCCTGACGCAATTCTGTGACAACGTATTCGTACTGCTTACCGATACGCACACCATAGGCGCCATGAAACTCAGGCCCATCCATAAACTCTTTGAACGCCGGCGCAATTGCAACTACTAACTCCGGCCAAGTCTCACCAGCAATAAGCTGCGCAGCCTCAACAGCGGCAATCGATGGGTTTAGCTTACGCCCACAGGCAAGCGGTAACGAATCATCCGGGTTCCATAATTTGATATGAAAACCGGTAAGCTGCCGTGTGCCTAATCCACGAGGTGTTGTTTGCACGCCACGCCCACGTACCATTGCTAGAACATGTTGATATCCAATACGCATATCACCTATTGCTAAACTGGGCATGCAACCTCCGCAGCATACGCAATTGCACGTATGTATTCCAATGGCAACGGATTTTCAAACTGCGACCGTAATACTGTCGGATAATCTCGAAGCACACGTTCGAAATCGTGCATGTCACGCGCAAGTTGTAGATGATTCACAATCGTATTGTCACGCAACTCAACTCGTGTCGCAGCATAGACAGAACTGCCGTGGCAATAAACAACAACGGCGCCTCGTCGTGCAAGGAACTCATTTATGTCAATATACATCTGTTCGTCGATAAGGCATTTGCCTCGCCGACTCGGACCGTAAACCATTTCTCCAAAGTGCCAACGATCAAGTATAATGTTTTTGCCGCAACCGGTGTCATACCAGGCAAGCGGTGCAACGTATTCTGTTAACGCACTGCTTTCAGGCGGCCCACGATGCACATACTCGCCATCAATCAAATCGCAAAGTGCGTGCGCCATCGTAGTTTTTCCCATTCCATTAGCGCCTTCAAAAATTATCAACAACCGGTTGCCTCCATCAATTGAGCTAATGCTATCACAGAATACACTGCACGATCCTCAACGGTGTCTGCAGCCGCTTCATTCGACGGTGGTCGTCCGTTCGCGCGTAAAGCACGCAACCTTGCCTGCTTCACCGCGATGAGCATCTCGGTCGCATCAGACGCCGGCATATTCAGTTGCCGGCCGGTGTCTCTAAAGTTACTGTCCCACGGCTCAGTTTCGTCTCGATAATCAGCATTCTTTCTCGTAAACACTGCACTGATCTTGTTGAGCGCAGCAGCAATTGACGGCGGCAATTGACCTACAGGTTTGAGTTCAACAAGGTCAAACCCATCTATACTTTTCCCAATCACAAAGCCGTAAACCGGCTTCTTGCAAAAGCGCGCGATTGACACCTCGACGCTGGCACCCTCTGATGACTCCCAACCAGGCAATGCAATTACTACATCTGCCTGCGCAGCATGCGCAAAATCCCATGCTGCCAACTGCGATAATGTGTCGTTCTCAACTGGGCCTTCAAGCCTAACATCATCTTCACTATATACAGCGCCGAGAGATTGTGTATACTCAGACGGAGAATCAATCTCCCAGCCTACCTTCCTAAGTAAAGCAGTTGCTTCATCGAACGTATGGAATCCATGCCATGGTTGCCCACGCATTGGCCCAGCAAGATACGCCCTAGACAAGACGGTATTCCCACTTGTCATTATCATCATCAATAACTATAAGGCTTTTAATCCCCCACGCTGGTGGGTTTCGAAGAAAAGCTTCAATGCCGTCGCGTGCAGCATTACTTAGTTGTGGATTATTTTGCCAGTCACCTTGGTTTCCGAGACGCTCCGTGGTAAGGCGCCACTGCAACACTTTCTCTTGTACCTCCCTATCAGGATGACAAGCACGATACTGCCATAAGTCACCATCATTGTCGCGAACGGTTATTCGCTGTGCACCGTACATAAGCCCTTCGAAAACAGGTGTGAAAAGATCATTGACAGCACCGATCGAATTGTCTTCCCATTCGCCCCACTCATTTCCGCCGCTTTTGAACCTTCGTTCAATGTGCATTTACCAGCCTTCCTCTTCTCGTTTACTACAAAACACTGGCGTTTGCCATGAGACTCCGTGTTGCGGCGTAATTACCGCAAGCGCCTGTACAGGAAGCTCAGGCAAAAACTTGAGCCCATAGGCATAGTCATCATATCCTTTGAGCGCACCATTCATTACTATACCATTTCCAGCAATGTACTGGTGAAAGTGCCCAAGCCACATTGTATCGAAAGGCTTGTCCAGCTTCATAAATGCATCTCGCACCTTTACCTTATACCGCATAATTGGCGACCAAATTCCGGCAATGCCATTGCCGCCTTTAGCCTCATCGCCGTGCGCGAGGTACTGGCCTCGATCATATATCTTGAAATAGGCGTCAAGCGAATCGGGAATGTCCCATGTCACGTTCTTGTCGCGCCGGAAGTCACGCGCCATAAAGCGGGCGATCATCCAGTCGACGTTATCAAACGCGCGCTGCTTGTACCGTGGGCGTTTTGTCTGTCGTCCGTGATTGCCGGATACAGCCACGATATGAATCTTCTTGAACTCAACACGTAACATCTCAACTGCCGCATCCAATTGCTCGATCCAATAAACCATCGATGCTGGCAGCGGTTGTACGTTTGTTTCCTTGAGTTCATCGTGTATATTGCCGGAGAAAATATCTCCACCCATCATCAACACGAGCCCATCCCACTTGACACCGGAAAGATAATCACGGCAAAGCTTTATGATACCCTTAGCCCACCGCTCAAGGCGTATCGTCGCGATCGTACGGTTGTATTCATTGTACCCGCCTATTTCTGCAGCGTGCACGACCTCGTCAAAGTGCGTGTCAGACAGGAACGCGACAGCCGTTGCATGATTACCGGATGTTGTTGGCGGCGCTAGCCAATGCGGCGGCTCCGGGTCCAGTTCATCCATTTGCTCGAAGAATGACGTCAAACGCTCGAGCCTGTCCACATTTTCCTCAAGCGCGCGCACACGCGTGCGAAGCCTGCCATTCTCGGCACGGACAACGGAAGAACGCTCTCCTTCCTTGAAGTCCTGAAAGTTAGATGCAGTCGGTACAATAAGCGCTGGCGCACTAGGCTTTCTCTGTGTCACTTCTGCTCCTGTCTTGGGCATTCGCGAAGATGGTAATCAAGTGCGTTACGGGTCACGTGCGTGTGACCCAGCGAATGCAACCAGCGATGAAGATCGGCCTTGCGCTCGCCGGCGTCATACTCACGTTCCAACTCCGCCACCTGTGGCAGTTTGCATATCAAACAGCCTACACGGCGCATGCCTGCAATTGGCCCATCTGTTGTTTCTTTGAATGCGCGAAAAGAAATTGCCTTCTCGCCGGAAGGTGACATATCTGCAATAAATCCTGCACCCTCTCTTTTACGCAGTGCCGGAGGTCTCATCGATCCTCTCCAGTACCATCCAGCCAACCTGCCTTAGCAGCATTGATATAAAGACGGCGTGCTGCCATGCGTCCAAGACGCTCGAAGTAAAGACGGCTCTTAGATGCGCCGGGGTCTTCCTGCGCATTTGCCAATGTCTCAAGTGCGTCATGGTGAATACACAACTCTGCACCGAGCCACTCATCTGAGTCGGCACGGCGGCGCCTCTGTGCTTCGTCCATTGGCACAATATTCAACAGTCGTTCGTTACCCACTTGCCTCCTTACAGCAAGAAAGCGCCGGGCGCTTTTGGGCGCCCGGCACAATGTTCATTGAAGTCATTAGGCCGGCACGCCGGTGGCGCCTGTCGCACCGGGCGGCGCAACTGCCCCTGTCGCACCTTCACCGAGAAGCTTCGCAATTTCTGCAGCCAAAACTGGGTCAAGCTTTTCGAGTTCTGCCCAAAGATCGGTAAGTTCCGTATCGACGGCACTCAAATGTTTTTCAACATCTTCATAGGCATTCTTGAGGTCCGTCTCGACATCCTTGCCCCACTTGGTAAGTCCGATTTGGTGGAGGAATGTGCCGCCTAATGCGGTCAAACCAGATGCACCACCGAACTCAATAAGAAGGCGCGAGAGCCCGGTCTTGTCGAAATACCCGAGCAATATGGAACTGATGCCGCCGAGAAACCCAGTTGCCAATGCAACCGATGCGACCGGCGTCTTCTTGACGGTTGTAGTTGTGTCTGTCATCTTCCTCCTGTTTGTTTTTTGTATATTAGCGCGAATTACCAGCGCCAAGTGTGCTTACCACACGGGCAAGTACCGATGTAGTAATAATCGTCCGTCAGCATACCGTGTGGCCATTCTTTCGGCCGGTGCAAGGTTATAGCACAGAGTAGCCGACGCAAGCGTGATGTGCTCCACGGAGGCACTGTGTCGTCGCGTGTCGTCTCCGTGCGTCTGAAGTAGCCCATTATAGCTTGCGACTGAACCCTGACGGTGTGGTGCGACTAAAGCGCTCGTCGAAGAAAGCAGGCAGCAGCTCTTCAACAAGGAGATGGTACGAAAGGCCCATCCATATACCAGCCAGCACCGGACCAACAATAGGATGTGCCAGATAATGGCCTAGCGTGCGGCTCATCGTCGGACGCTTAGTCTTGAGTGCCCAGGCATCATACACTACGACACTGCCGGTTGTTACAGCCCAACCTACAAGGCCGATGTTATTGAACCGCGTCGCGCGCGTGAGCGCACTCGCGCGCATGGGAAGTTCATGGCGCATTAGACAGCCGCGACGATATGCCCGGCGTAGCGATTGATCCAACCGCCATTGACATCCTTTACGATCCAACTCGCCGGGATGGTCGATACAAGATTAGTTGGCACGCCGTGAAGCGATGATGCGCCATTGAAAACTGTCTTCTCGAAGAGGTCACCAACCTTTATGGCAATGCCCTCCACGTTCTCCGTTTTGTCTGCCTCAATAAACATTTGCGGTTCTCCTTGCTGTTGTTCCGCCCAGACTACGGCGGCCGCTTGTTCTGCAATTTCATACTGATAATCAGTAGGCGGATGTATTTGAACCATCGTCCCATCCGGTTCCTTACCGAACTGCCAAATAAGCGTACGCCCATCTGCCTGCAGATTCCAAGGTTCATACGGATTATTAGGTTCACGCTGCATCAAAATCCATGTTGCCTGCGCACATACAAATGGATCAAGGTCGGCTTCAGTGCCAGGTGTAATTTGCCAAATACCTACACCTACAAGCGGGTCTCCTATATTGCCGCCTGCTTGCACAACTGATTGCCAAGCAGACTGCTGTCCAGCTACAGCAACCATTGTCACAAGGCCGTTCTGCGTGATCTTCCCGCCTGACGCCCTGTACAAAGCCTGCGCCGCGATTACGGCGTTTGATAGATCACTCATTCAACTACCTTTCTATAAGGCCTCTAATGATCTCGTCTTCCCGTGGCCATACTACATTAGGTTCACCTACGGGAGCCCGGTCTGCCGGACGCCTTGAATTGTCTACTTCATAAAAACCTCCACGCCACAAGTCATCGAGTTGCTTGAAATATCTATCATACGCCCTAGCGACAGCCTTCGTGGAATACTTTGCATGTGCTCGCCGATGGATGTAGTTCCGGTCTAGGTACGGCGCCCGCTCAACAGCCCGGTCAAACTCGGCCATTGTCCGACAACGAAACCCGGTCTTGCCTTCCTCTACAGTTTCTGGATAGGCTCCCCAGTCCGTGGTGATCGCAGGCGTCCCGCACATCTGCGCTTCGACAGCCGCACCGCCGAAAGGCTCGAGGTAAAGCGACGGACAAAGAATGGCAATCGCGTCGCCCATCAATCGAGCCCGTACCTCAGGTCCGACAACGCCAACATATTCAACGCCTTCCGGCGGTTCACCTGTTCCATAAACACCTTGTCCTGCCACAACAAGTGGAAGCCCTGCACGCTTGGCGATGTCTATTGCAATGCCAATACCTTTCGACTCGATTACGCGACCGAGAAACAAAAGGTAACCGCCATCTTGCATTCCTACAGGGAACGCCTCCGCCTCGAAGTAGTTCGGTATTACGGCATCGTAAAACCTACCTTGTTTATTCATTACACTCTCACCGGCTAGTCCGGCTTCACGGCCGTAGACAGCTTGCGCCCAAGCATAGGATTCGAATACACGATAAGTGGAAAACGTGCCGTCATATCCGACACCGTATTCCACTGCCATATGCATTGGAAACGCATCAGCGATCGGCTTCTGCGGCCATCCTGTCGTGAGAAGAATCAAATCTCGCGGCTCAAGCCGCTCATGCAATTCCTCAATCACGCGCTGGTTCATTAGGTCGAAGTATTCCGTTGTCCACTGCGGCTCGGTAACTCGCGCGTCAGACGGCGCTAGCGCACAAGCGACGGTATTCTCGAAGTCGCTCTCTTCGGTGCCATAGAGCGTCACTTCGTAGCCATAGTCTGTCATCATGCGCGCAAGCTTGAGCGCTTTCTGCGTGTACGCGCACCAGCTAAAAGCGCGAGTCGTCGAGGTGTGTGGAAGTGAAACTATATGAAGCATTTGATTATTTTACCACAATACTGTGCAGACGCTTTCGTACCTGGTTACGTTACTGGCGCGTGGCCCGGATGAACATCGGGTAGGACGCGCCAGCGTAGGCAGTGATTGTTCCGGCACTACTGTTGATGCCGCCTGAGAAAGTGTGCCAGCCAGCCGAGGGGGTGCCGCGGTAAACGATAGTGGCAGGGGCCGCGACGGCACCCGCACCAGACTCCACGGTCCCCGCGGTAACACCCCCGCCGTCCATAAGCAGGTACAGGTTGCCGTTATCACCGAGGGCGCTGATGCCTAGCTCGCCGCAGAACAGCTCCACGCGTATTGGCCCGCCGGGGCAGTACACTTTGATAGCGGGCATCCCTGCCGTGATGACGGTGCCCCCGGAGGCTGTGACACTCGCAATGACCTGGGCGTAGCCAAGCTCGGTCGGT